CACAATCTGCCCGCCTCTCGATTGTCGACATCGGGCGCAACCTTGCCGCAGACATGGAACGAGAAGCTCAAGCCCGCGCCGCTTACTGAGGCGATTGCCCGCCTGACCACCTGCCTAGCCCTTGTGAAGCCAGTTGGAATGAGCGGCGATGACGCACAGGCATGGTTGCGGGTTGCAGCTGGGGAACTGGCGCACATGCCGGGTGATTTGCTTGAGGACGGCTGCGCAGAGGCCCGCCGCACCTGCACACACCACGGCCAGATTGTGCCGACCATTTTGAAACACACCGCCGAACGCATGGCGACCCGCCGCAAACTGGCAGTACCGACGATCCCGAAGGAGCACAGACTGTCCGCGCCCGAACCCTGGCAGCCGACGCGGGGGGAACTGGAAGCCTTGAAGGCTGAGGCCGCGAAACACCTTGCGGCAGACTAACGACTTCCCCGCCACAGCATTCCTCTGTGACCTAACGAGACATCAAATGGGCCAGATAACACTAGAAGAACTTCGCAAGCGTTGGGCAGCCGGAAACTACGCCGGAACGCCGCCGCAATTCGCAAAATGGTGCATGGAGAACGGGTGATGCTCAACGAATACCAGGAAGCCAAGCTGATCGAATGGGCAGAGTGGCGCGAGGTGCAGCCCGACGATGGCTGTATGCCGCACGGGATTGGAATTGTTGACGGTTGGGTTGAAGGCCAGATCGTATTTGACGACCTGCCATTCCCCACTGCCGAGCAAATGGAACCTACACCCGCTGACTTTGGATTGGATGATTGATGGCAAAGGCCAAGCGTAAGACAATCCAGCCTGTAGAGGCTCTGGACACCCCCACAGACGCGCAGATGGCCAATGGGGCATACGAGCGCGACACGATCATTCATGGCGACACTTACCGCCGGGAAACAGTCTGGCGGAACAAGGGCAACATGCTTGAACGCTGGATTGCGGAGAGCGGCCCAGGCTTCGGCAAGGGCGCGGTGCAGGTTATCCGAAACTGCCAGTTCTTTTGGTCCCGTCTGACCCCCACCGGTCTATGCGCGCAGTACGGCGAGCGTCTGCCGCGTGGACACAGTGACGGGATCGGGCAATCCGAAGCCCTGTCAGAACTGGCGCACTACGCAAGGGGGATTCCCGCCGAATACTGGTCGGTCTTTGAACTGGTCGGGCGTTTTGACGAACCGGCAGGTTATGCGGGGTCCAACTTCGCCAATAACCCTGCCCAGCAAATCCAGTCGGCAAAGGTGATTGTCGGTTTTGTTGCATCCACAGTGGCGGCGCGGTTGGGTTACTGAAAATAATTTGCGCTTTCTGAATTTTCCCTATTGCCAACCGGACAAAATGTCCGTATCAGGGGTTCATCAACAGGGGCAATGCCCCGCCGGACACGGAGAAATGAAATGACCATCACCGTTCGTATCACCAACAATTTCGGCAACCGCGCGGTATATCCCGCTTGCGAAACCTCTAAGAAGTTGGCCGAACTTATTGGGACCAAAACCTTTACCGATCGGGCAATCGCTCAAATCAAGGATTTGGGTTACGCCATTGCCGTTCAGTCGCAGACGATCTAATAGATGATTAGGGAAATGACCTGCACCACAATCAACGCAACGATTTCCGCCCGCATCCTGGCCTACATGGTCAATGACGGCATGACCTTGCACCAGGCTTTCAACATGGTTATTGGTCCCTGTCAGTATGAATGTCTTGCCATCGAACTTTACGAAGCGCTTGGGGTTCAGGACTAATGACCCCTTCCGAAATTCAAGCGATCCGTAAACGGGCCGGGCTATCACAGTCCGGCCTTGCCTGTTTGCTGCGGATAACCGACGAACGGACCGTGCGGCGCTGGGAGCGTGGCGATGTGCCTGTAAGCGGCCCTGCGTCGATCCTGCTTGAAATGCTGGACTATGGGGAACTGCCGGAGCGATACAGGCCTTGACGCGATTTTTAAAATAAGCTACCCGCGTAGATGAAATGGATTTGTGCGCCCTGCATCTTGCGATGTGGGGCGTTTCTCGTTTTCGTCCTAGCCCTACGGGGTTAGCACCCGACCACCCCCGGCTCAGACACCACCCGCGCGACATGAAGGCGCATTGAGGCCGTGTGCGCGTGGTCGGGACAGTTTCAACCAAACCAACCGGCGACGCCGCAAGGCACCTGGGAGTGAGGTATCGTATGGCGCAAGACCTTGTGCTGACCAATCCGCTTGAGCGCGAGGCAGGTCGTCCATCCAAGTATGATCCAGCCTTTGCGGACCAAGCCCGTAAGCTTTGCCTCCTTGGTTCAACAGATGAGGAACTGGCGGACTTCTTTGAGGTATGCCCTGCCACAATCTACAATTGGCAAAGAGAACACCCCGCATTTTTAGAGGCCATTCGTGCGGGGAAGATCAAAGCTGACGCCGAGGTGGCTGATAGCCTTTATCGTCGCGCCACTGGCGAGCATGTTGAAATTGAGAAGCTGGTAAAGCGGGATGATGGAAGTTACGAGGCAATGCGCCTCAAGCAGTATATCCCCGGCGATCCAACTGCGGCCTACAAGTGGTTACTTAACCGCCGCCGCCAAGATTGGACGGACAGCAAGGCGGTAAGTGTTTCCGGCAATATGACCGTTGACCGGGTGGAGCGGGTCATTGTCGATCCTGCAAATCCCGACAGCTAGGGTTTTCGCCCCGCTTTTGCAGCCTGCACGCGACAAGGTGGCAAGGGGTGGGCGGCAAGTCGCATTTTTTCGGCGGTCTGATTGTAGAGGACTGCCTTACTGAGCCGGGCGAGAATGGTGGGGCTGGGCTACTGTCTGCCTGCTTGCGTGAAGTCCAGAAAGACCTCGCCCAATCAGCAAAACGTTTGATCGAGAACAAGTTGATCGAACATGGGCTTGGCGAGCCTGACGGGTTCAAGGTTTTTGAGGATTGCATTCAAACGCCGGGCGATGGCCTGATTATTTTCAAGGGCATGAACAACTACACGGCTGACAGCATCAAGTCGCTTGAGGGCTTCAAACGCGCATGGTGGGAGGAGGCTCACACCGCAACGCGCAAGTCTATCAACCTGCTGCGCCCGACTATGCGCGCGCCTGGATCGCAAATGTGGTGGAGTTACAACCGCAACAAAAAGACCGATGCGGTCGATGAGATATTTTCCGGGTCGGAATTACCCACCGGCGCTGTGGTAGTTGAAGCTAATTGGCGGGATAACCCGTGGTTCACCCCCGAACTGGAGCAGGAACGGCAGGACTGCATGAGGATGCAGCCCGAACAGTATGACCATATTTGGGAGGGCGGCTATATCAGCGTTGCAGATGGGGCCTACTTCGCGCGGGACATTGCGACCGCGAAGCAGGAAGGCCGGATAACCGATCTGGCCAAAGACCCCCTTCTTCCGATCAAGGCATATTGGGATATCGGGGTCAGGGATGCAACGAGCATCTGGATCGCTCAAATGGTCGGGCAGACCATTCGTGTTCTGGATTACTACGAGGCGGTTGGCCAACCGCTTGGAACTCATCTCGAATGGCTGCGCTCGAAAGGATACGGTACTGCGCTGTGCGTCCTCCCGCATGACGGCGCGAAGGTTGATGCTGTGTCGGCAGTTCGCTTTGAGGACCATATCAGGGGCGTAGGGTTCGAGGTCCAGACAGTCGAAAACCAAGGCAAAGGCGCGGCAATGAAGCGGGTGGAGGCGGCTCGCAGGCTGTTTCCACGCATTTGGTTCGACAAGGCCAAGTGCGCAGGCGGGTTGGATGCCCTTGGTTGGTATCACGAAAAGAAGGACGAGAACCGCAACATCGGCCTTGGCCCTGAACATGACTGGTCGAGCCACGGTGCCGATGCCTTCGGGCTTATGTGTGTCGCCTATGAAGAACCTAGCGACAGCTGGTCCAAGCCGATCAACCGCAAGACGCGAGTAGTTTAAGGAGAAAGCAATGGCGAAAAATGATCGGGCTCCGAGCGGGCCGCTGTATGCTGTCACCTGCTATCTGGATGATGGCCAGATTGAGGTTGTGAAGATCGAAGCGGACGGCGGTGATGATGCTGTGGCCAAGGTGCAGAAAATGCGGCCCGGCGCAGTCATTCGCGGTGTAGGCCCGGCCTAATGCCCAAGATGACCCCCGACGCTTTCAGGTCGCTTGTCGTCCGGCGTCGGGACAACTGCGTCAAGTTTCGGGATGACACGCTTTCCAAGGATCGCAAAGAGGCGCTGCAATTCTATCGCGGCGACAATCTTGCGCTCTACGGGGATAGCGGGGACGGCCTCTCAACCGTTGTCAGCCGTGACACGATGGAGGCGGTTGAAGCGATGCTCCCGCCGCTGGTGCGTCCCTTCGTGGCGGGGGATGAGGTCGTTGTTTTCCAGCCTACCGGGCCGGAAGATGAGGAAGGGGCCAAGCAGGCTACCGATTACATCAATTACGTGTTCACGTCGCACAACAACGCATTCCGGGTTGTCTATGATGCGATGAAGGACGGCCTGCTCTACCGCCTGGGGGTCGCCAAGACCGTCATGGAGGAAGAGGAGGACGGCGAAACCGAAACCTATGACGAACTGGACGAGGGCCAGCTTCAAGCGGTTTTGCAGATGGGCCGCGAACTGGTCGGCCCGATTGTCCGCGATGATGACAGCGGGGCATTCACGGTCACTGTGGCCGCAAAGAAGGTCAAACGATACAAGGTCCACGTAATTTCGCCGGACGAGTTTCTGTTTGAGGAACGCCTTGCCTCGCTTTGCCAAGCAACGTTCCTGGGGCATCGCAAGCAAATCCAGCTTGGCGAACTGATCGAGATGGGCGTTGACCGGGCCAAGGCGATTTCGCTGCGGTCGGGCGAGCCGGATCACTCGGACGAACTGGTTTTGCGCTTTCAGAATGAAGGTGGCGAAGGCCAGTGGGCTGATGATGATATGGCCCGCCCGGTTTGGGTTGATGAATGCTACATCAAGTGCGACTACAGCGGCGAAGGCTCGTTGGTATGGCGTAAGGTGCTGGTCGGCGGTGCGCAGGCCGTGGTTCTACTTGATGAGGAAGCGGACGGCCACCCCTATAGCGCATGGACGCCTATTCCTGTGCCTCACAAACTGGTGGGGATGGGTATTCATGACCTGACCCGCGATATTCAGATGCAAAAGACCGCATTGCAGCGGGAGCAACTGAACAACCTCTATCTGGTGAACCGTCCGCAGCGCGAAGTTGTTGACGGCAATGTCAACATTGATGACCTGTTGAACCCGCAGGTCGGCGGGATTGTCCGGGTCAAGCAGCAGGGTTCGATTACGGACCTGACCGTTCCGTTTGTGGCTAACAGTGCCTTCCCGATGGTGGAATATCTGGACGGGGTTCGTGAGGCCCGCACGGGGGTAACGCGCTATAATCAGGGCATGGATGCCAATTCGCTGAACAAGACGGCGACGGGCATGAACATCATCGCTTCGGCCTCGCAGCAGCGGCAGGAATTGATCGCCCGCCAGTTTGCCGAGTTCATGAAGGACATTTTCCAGCGCCTGCTTAAGCTTGTCAGCCTGCACGGCGGCAAGGATGATGTCATTCGCTTGCGCGGCCAGTGGACCGAGGTTGATCCGACCGACTGGAAAGACAACTACGATATGTCTGTTTCGGTCGGGCTGGGTACGAACAACAAGGACCAGCTGGTCGGGCACCTTATGCAGTTGATGCAGATCGACGAGCGCCTGATCCAGTTGCAGGGCGGCGGCATTCAAGGCCCGTTCCTGACCGCAGACAACATCTACAGCAAGCTTAAGCGGCTTGTGGAGGCAATGGGCCTCAAGGGCGTTGAAAGCTACTACAGCGAGCCTTCGGAACAGCAGGCAATGCCGCAGCAGCAACAGCAGCCCGATCCGTCGCAGATCGAATTGCAGAAGGAACAGATCAAGGCAGACGGGGCGGCACAGGTTGCCCGGATCAAGGGTGAATATGACCTTGCCGGGAAGCTTCACCAGCCTGTTATGCCGGGGGTGATGCAATGAGGATCGCGCGGCTTGATGCAGGGGTAAGCCTTGGCCCGCGCAATCGCTACGGCCTTGTGCTTGGCCTGGATTTCACCGGGGCGACACTGGACAGCCGGATTACGGCCAGTGGCGGGGCTGGTGCAACCAGGACGGACGAAACCGGCACAATCGTTGCCGCTACCTGCCCACGATTCGATTACAGCCCTACGGCCATTGGGACTGCGCTTGGCCTCTTGGTGGAGGAAAGCCGGACCAACCTGTTTTTGAATAGCCTGATTAACGGCACCAGCCTTGCTACGCAGGGCGTCACGGTCACGGCGCAGCCCTACACGATCTCGTTTTATGGCACCGGCACGATTACGCTCTCTGGCGCGGCAACGGCGACGATCAACGGGACCGGGGCCTATCCGAACCGGGTTGTTTCGACTTTCACTCCGGCAGCGGGAACCCTCACTTGCACTGTAACCGGCAACGTCCAGTATGCGCAGATTGAGGACGGATCGTTTGCGACCAGCTTTATCCCGACTGCTGGCACGGCGGTAACGCGCACTGCCGACACATTGGCTATCAGTGGGGTGAATTTCTCGTCGCTCTACACCAGCGCGGCGGGGACTCTGATTGTAGAGGCCGAACAGCCAACGATCTTTGGTCTACCCAAGACGGTGGCGGGGTTCTGGCTTGATGTCGGGAACCGCATGGGGATTTATCGCGAGTCTGCTGGCGCAATCAATGCTTGGGCGAACGGATCAATCGCATCGGGCCAGAATGCTGTTGCAGCGACCTTCTGGAAAGCGGCGGTTGCATGGTCGGGAACGGCTGTTGCGGTGAGTGCGAATGGCGCGGCAGTAGTGACCGGAACCTATACGGGTTCGATGGCTTTCACCACCTTTGCGATTGGCGATAACGGGAGCGGGACTAAAACCTTCAACGGCCATATCCGGCGCGTGTCCTGGTACTCGTCCCGGCTTAGCGACGGCCAGCTACAGGCGATGACAGTATGAGCGATTCACAGGTCAAGGCTGCGGCGGCAAAGCGGTTGCTTGACGATCCCTTGCTTACCGAAGTGCTGGACCAGATTGAGGCTGCGGCATTCAACGCATGGCGCACGACCAAGATGGATGACGCAGCAAGCCGTGAGATTGCCTATCACGCATTGAAGGCGTCTGAACGGGTCCGCAACGCGCTCAAGGGCATTGTGGACAACGGACTGATTGAAGCGAACCGGATCGTCCGGTCGCGCTGAATCCCGCCCTACGGGGCATAACCCAAGGAAAACCTGATGACTGACACGGCGACCCCGGAAACGGGACCCGTTGACGCGCCTGCGTCGTTCGACTCCATTCTGGACGAGTTTGAGGCAGGGGGTGAAGCGCCCGGTGATGCGCTGGATGAAATCACCGATCAAATGGTCAATGAGGCTGATGGCGAAGGCGACTCCGATAAGGAACCCGGAACCGAGGACGATGCGACCGATCCCGCAGATGATGACGCTGGGGACGAGGACGGAAACCCCGACGAGCAAATCTACACCGTAAAGGTGAACGGCGAGGAACGCGAAGTTCCCTTGTCGGAATTGCTCAAGGGCTACAGCCGGACCGAGGACTACAAAGCCAAGACAACTGCGGTGGCTGAGGAACGACGTGCCATTGAAGCCCAGCGGGCTAATCTGGACGCCGAAGTTCGCAGCCAATACGCGAACCAGCTTGAAGAAGCGACGAACATCTTTGCCCAATATGACCCGGTTCTCATGGAGGCCCGGCAGATCAATTGGGAAGCCCTCAAGGCTACCGATCCCGCTGCATATGTGCAGGCCCAGGATGCCGTTCAAACGCGGCTGAATGCTATCCAGCAGATGAAACAGCAGGTTGAAGCCAACCGGACGCAGGCACAGCAGGCCCTTGAACAACGGGTCATGAGCGAACGTGCCGAGCGGTTCGATAGCGCAGCGAATGAGATCATCAAGGCAATCCCGGAACTGGCCGATGAAGCTAAATTCCAGTCATTTGCCACAGAGGCGGTCGATTTCCTGCGCGGAGAAGGGTTCAACAATGATGAGATTGCCGACACCCTTGATGCCCGTGTTTTGAAACTGGCAGACAAGGCCCGGCGCTGGGATGCCCATGTGGCTGCCCAAAAGTCGCTTCCTGAAAAGAAGGTTGTTCCGAAATCGGCGATCAAGTCGCTGACTTCGGATGGCCGTGGGGCGCGCTCGCAACAGTCCCGGTTCCCTTCGCGCGCAGATCGCGACGTGAGGGGTGACTGGATCGTGAACCAACTGCTTTCACAGGAATAACCCAATGACTATTCTGACCAACACCCTTCTGACCTTTTCGGCGGTCGGCAACCGTGAAGACTTGCTTGACAAGATCACCAACATTGCCCCGACCGATGTTCCTTTCACCACCATGTGCGGTGAAACCACGGCCCATGCTACGCTGCATGAATGGCTGACCCAGGCGCTCGCCGCAGCCGCGGGTAACGCGCAGCTTCAGGGTGATGAATACACCTTCGATGCTACCACCCCGACCGTGAAGCTGAACAATCGCACGCAGATTTCGCGCAAGACCGCGATTGTTTCGGGTACGCAGGATGCCGTGAACAAGGCTGGGCGCAACCGTGAAATCGTCTATCAGATGGGCCTCAAGCGGGATGAGTTGAAGCGCGACAAGGAATTCGTTCTTTGCTCGAATCAGGCCCCCGTTACCGGCAACAGCACCACCGCCCCGCAGCTTCGTCCGCTGTGTGGTTGGTTCGCCACAAACAAGGATCGCGGCGCGTCTGGTGCGGACGGTACGATTTCGGCGGCGGCAACCGATGGTACGCAGCGCGCCCTTACCTTGGCGATGATCACCACGCAGCAGCAGAACGCATGGACGCAGGGCGGCAAGCCGACCTTCCTAATGTGCGGGCCGAAGCAGCGCGGGAACCTGACCACCCTGATGGGCGGCGCGGCAACCAAGTTCTATGCCGTTGAGGACAAGAAGATGACGGCCACGATTCAGGCGTTTGAAGGCGACTTCGGCCTGGTCAAGATCGTGACCAATCGCTTTGTTCGCAATGGCCAGAGCGGGACCGACCGCGAAATCTTCCTGCTGGACCCGGACCTGTGGAACGTCAGCTATCTGACTGGCCGCAAGTTCATCACGTCAGATGTTGCCAAGACCGGTGACAGTGAAAAGGGCGTCCTGGTGTCGGAATACACCCTTGAGGCGCTCCAGGAAGCTGGCAACGCGATTGTGGCCGACCTTAGCTAAGGCTTGGGAACAAACTGAAACGAGGGCGGGGGCTTCGGTTCCCGCCCTTTTTCTATGGGGGTATGCGATGGGCAGACACCTTGTCTCGGAAACGTGGGAAAACGATATTCGTGTTCGCACTTGGTACGACGATACCGACGATCAGGTGACTTACGAGCGTTCGCAGGACGTGCAGAACGTGGTTGATATGGTCGCCGCGTCCAATCTGCACGGCAACATGACCGTTGACGGGCTGGGCAAGCCGATTGGTGAAATCCCGGTTGCGACTGCGATTGACTGGTGCGCCCAGCGGGGAATCCCTTGGGAAAAGATGCTCTATACCAACGAGTATGACGATCAGATGCGCATGTTCATTCGGGAACACAAGCGCCTGGCCTATGAGAACACCAAGACGGTGCATACGGTCCAATGACGATCACCACTTATACCGATCTCGTCAATGCGGTTGAGGACTACCTTGACCGGAACGATCTCGCATCGCGGGCATCGACGTTCATCCAGCTTGCCGAAGCGCGGCTTAACCGGCTGCTTGACGATCCGGCAATGGAAACGACGGTCACGGTTGCGGTTACGGCGGGTTCGGGAACATTGCCTGCTGACTTCGGGACAATGGTTTCGATTTCGGCGGGATATGTGACGCCCTTGAAGGAGATCAGCGCCGCGCAATATGCTGCAATGGTCAACTCGGGCGAAACTGGAAATCCACGGCTCTACACGATCATTGGGGACACAGTGCGGCTCTATCCGGCTGTAGATTCATCCTTGACGCTGGTGTACCGCAGGACCGTTACGCCGCTTTCTCCGTCCGCGCCGATCAACTGGCTGTTGACCGATGCCCCGGACGTTTACCTCTACGGGACTTTGCTACAGGCAGAGGCGTTTCTTGCGGAGGATGACCGGCTATCAGTCTGGAAAGCGGCCTATGAGGAAGCGATTTCAGACCTGAACAGCGATGGTGACAAGCGGCGGTGGGGCATGGCCCCGATTGTTCCGAGACTGGCCCGCACATGAAATACGCTTTTGGCGACTTCCTCCCCGATCAGCCTGAACATGGCACGCCGGGGATTTCGGAGGCCGTCAACGTCTATCCGGGGGCAAATGGCTATCGCCCTGTAGGTAAGTTCGTAGCGCACACCAGCGCGCTTCCTTCGCCATGCAAGGGGGCAGCCGCCTTGACCGCTTCAACGGGCCGTGTGGTCATTCTGGCGGGTACTGCGACCAAGCTTTACCGGCAATCTGACCTTGGTTGGGTTGAGATCGGTTCGGGCTACTCGACAACTTCACGCTGGCGCTTTTCGCAGTTCGGCGACTTGGCGATTGTCAGCAATCAGATCAACAACGTCATCAAGGTTGACCTTGTGACAGATGCTGTGGCCAACCTTGGCGGCTCGCCCCCCAAGATGCAGTCCATGGCGGTGGTGAACAACTTCCTAGTCGGGACGCAGATCAATGGCAAGGTGAACCGGATCGCATGGTCCGGCGAAAACAATGCCGAATGGTGGACCTTCGCCCAGCGCAAATCGGATTACAACGACTTCGCGGACGGCGGGGAAATCACCGGGATTATCGGCGGGGATACCGGGCTTGTGCTGCAACGCAGTGCGGTTCGGCGCATGTCCTATGTCGGTGGGAATATCCTGTTCCGGTTCGACAAGATCAGCACAAACGCGGGGTGCGTCTCGGTTCATTCGGTCGCCCAATATGGCGACATGGCCTTTTGGTATAGCGAAACCGGCTTCAAGATGTGGGACGGTGCGCAGATCAAGTCGATTGGCTATGAGCGCGTCGATAAGTCGTTCGACAGCATGTACGGCATGGTCAACTATGATCTGATTAGCACGGCATTGGACGCCCAGCGCAGCACGGTTTGCTGGTCAACCGGTTACAAGATGTGGCTCTATAACTGGCTGCTGGACAAGTGGTCGGTCATTGACGTTGCATCGGAGATCATCACGCCGAGGGTCAACCGCGCGCCCAACCTTGAGGAGCGCGATAGCGCGGTAGGGATCACCGACGACACAGTGGAATATCCCGGCCTGGATAGCTTTGACGCGGTGCGGTTCACGGCGGGCGACCCTGTGTTTTACGTGTTCGTCAATGGCGCAATGGGGACGTTCAACGGCGATAACATGGCCGCGCATTTGGTCGGGCGCAGGGTTGAACTGATCGAAGGCAGGGACGCGCGGGTTCGCCGGGTTCGGCCAATGTCAGACGTGACAGACGGGGTTTCGCTGCGGCTCGATACCCGGCAGCGGCTTGGGGACGCCGCACGGCGCTATGACTTCAACTACGTGTCTGCAACCGGGGAGATGCCTGTCAGGGCGCGCGGGCGGTTCGTGAAGGCTTATGTTGACATCGCGGAGGATCAGCCCTGGACCTATTTTCAGGGGCTGGATTTCACGCTTGAGGCGGGCGGGCGGCGATGAGCACGCTTTATGCCTACATCTGCACGAAATCGACGTATGATCCGGTTATCCCGACTGTAACTGCCGATATTCGCATTCTGGCACGCGATGTTTCCGATTCCTTCGCATCGATTGCAGGGGGATTTTTCCAGGTCGGCAAGATCAGCCTGTTTCCGCTGCAAAAGGCGGTCCCGTTTCATCTGTTGTGTGACGGATCAGAGGTGCCGAAAGTCAGCTTTCCCGAACTGTTTGATTATCTCGGGACTAGCCAGGGAACACCGGTTGATCCGGCAAATTTCGTTCTGCCCGACTTCATTGGCGGGACGTTCACCCCGGCTGCGACGGCGACGCCTGAAACGGTTTCGGGCGGCACGATCGCCACAAGCGGCGGCGTGGTCAACAGCGGTGGCCGCTTGTTCGATACCAATGAGGATATCCCTTGAATTTCGGCTATCTCGCCCCGCCGTTCGGGGTGATTTGGGATGAGATCAGGCCGTTGCTGGATAGCGCGGTAGAGCGCAGCCGCGACAGTTGGAGCGAAGTTCTGGCCGATCTTCTGACGGGCCGCGCCCAGCTATGGGTAACGGTAACGGACAGGCCAATTGCGGCAATGGTGACGCGGATCGACGGTGCCACGCTTGAAGTGTGGTTGGCCGGTGGGGACGTGTTGAAGGGTTCTGTTCCCTTTCTTGAGACGGCCATAGCGGCGTCCAGAGCGCAGGGAACGACCAATGGCAGGATTGATGGGCGCAGGGGCTGGGAACGTGTTCTCAAGCCGTTTGGCTGGCATTTTGACGGGGAATATCTCGTGAAGGATTGGGCATAATGGGCAGCAAGAAAACCGTGCAAACGAATGATCCGTGGGCACCAGCGCAGCCTTACATTCTGAAAAACCTTCAACAGCAGGATGCGGTGTTCAATTCACAGCAGCCGGAACTTATGAAGTATGCCGGGATGCAGCGCGATACCTACGGTCGCCTTGCACCGGGAGCAGAGGCCGGAATTGCCGGGGCGCAGAATCTTGTAAACCGGAACCTTGCCGGGGACTTTCTCAAGGGCAACCCCTACCTTGACGCCATTTTGGGCAGCACGCGGCAGGACGTTGCCAATTCGGTCAACGACCAATTCAGCACGGCGGGCCGGTACGGAAGCGGGATGCACGGCGCTATTCTGGCGAAGGAACTGGCCGATGCTGAAAACCGGATGCGCTATCAGGATTATTCGACCGAACGCGGCTATCAACAGCAGGCCATCGGAGACGCACAGGGCCTTATGGGTGGTTCTCAATCGCTGCTTAACAATGCGGCTGAACTGCCGTGGGTTTCCGTCCAGGCTGCAAACGGGGCGGTTCGGCAGGCATCGAGCGGCTACGGCACGCAGACGACCAAGCAGAGCGGCGGGCTTGGCCAGATTCTTGGCGGGCTAGTCGGGGCCGGTCTGTCCGGTTGGGCTAGCGGTGGTTTCAAGGGGATTTGACGATGGCTGTAGGTTTCAAGCCTAATCTCGGCATGGGGCTGCAAAGCATTGTGGCGGGGGATCAACCGCCGCTTATGAAGCCTCCTTTCGCATTTGATCCTTCCGGTACGCAGATGGGGCAACCCAAGAAGCCGGGCTTTTTTGGCGAAGGCGGCATGGGACGGTATCTGGCCGGGGCCATCGGCGACATGCTGTTGCAGAACGCGGGGTACGATCAGGTATTCGCGCCCACCATGCAGGCCAAGCGGGAGCAGGAACAGGCGCAGGCCAATTGGGGCTTGAAGCGGCAGGCGGAACTTGCAGACTACGCGGCCAAGCAAAAAATTGAGGCACAGTATCAGAAGCCGGACGAATTTACGCGAACACTGATAGCGGCGGGGATTGATCCGAACAGCGCGGACGGCAAGGCGGCTTACAACGCGCGCGTTCAGCATTGGAACGATCCGATGGTCAACATGACCCTGCCGAACGGACAGTTCTACAGCGGGCCGCAATCGGGGCTTCCGACCGCATTGGGCAATGGTGGGGGCGGGGTGCCACCCCCACAGGCGGCGCAAACCAAGACGGTAAACGGCGAGACCTATAACCAGGTTGGTGGAAAATGGTATGAAGTGGGAGGTCCGTCGCAACCCGCGACGGGGGGCTTTCGCTACTAGCAACAAACTGGACCAAGTGACGGTCCAGAGCGAGAGCGCGGGCAATCCGAACGCTATCAGCCCAAAGGGCGCAATGGGCCTGTTCCAAGTCATGCCCGCCACTGCCCGTTCGCCCGGTTTTGGCATCGCGCCGTGGAATGGAACCTCTGCCGATCTTAACCGCGTCGGTTCGCAATACAGGCAGGCCATGCAATCGCGTTACGGTGGCAACCTGGCCCGCATGTGGGGGGCCTACAATTGGGGGCCGGGGAACATGGATAAGGCAATTTCAGCCTGGGGTTCCGACTGGATCAACCATGCTCCGAGCGAAACTCGCAACTACGTCAATCAAAATCTCCGTAAGGTAGGACTCCGCTGATGCCGACCGAAGTAACCGACCCTGCAATTCTGGCCCAGCTCAACGCGCCTGCGGCTTCGCGCGGCAACGTGTTCACCCTCGCGCCCGATCCGATGAAGGTTGCGGAGCAGCAGCGGC